CTTTAGATTCATTATCATTAATAGGATTATCTGAGTCATTTGCTATAAGTGTCTCAAATACTATACCACCAGACTTCTTCTGTTTCTCAACATCCTTCTTAATATAATACTGCCCATATTTAGTACCATATCTATTGCGAATCATATTTGTACCAATATTCATACCTTCACTCCTTAGAGTGTTGATAATAGCTGCTAACCGCATACCCCACCCTCTTTCATATGCTTCGACTGGGGTTAAAGTATTACCTTGTAAGAGATATTCTTTAACTTTTTGTTTCTGTGTCTTTCTCTTCACTGTTATTCTCCTCTTTTATCTTGTTATTAGTTAAGTCAGTAAATCCTAGAACCCACAATAATGCTTGCACCCATCCTTCATTGACACCTCTTGCATCACTTGTTGTGCTTCTATATTTATGCTGTTGCTTTTGAACTACTTTTATAATGATTTCATCTTTATGTTTTAAATTTAGTTTAGACATCTTTCCCCTCTTCTTTATCTGTTTCATGCTCTAACTGTCTTAATGCACCATTATAGTGGTTATAACACACTATTAATGCCGCCCCTAACTCTAACACTGACAGTTCATCTTTATGTGCTAATAGAGGTGTTAATTTCTCTACATAATATGTGATAGACTTAGCATTTGATATACAATGTGTACTCATGCTATTCTTCTTCGTCATCTAGATTTTTATCAAGACCATACATTTTTATTATATCACGGAGTTCTTTCCATTCTCCCACTACCATATCTCTGAGACTATCAGCTTCTACTTGCAGACTGGCTATCTTTGCCTCCATATTAAATATAGCTTCGTATATATTACCTTTGCCGTAGTCTTCTACTGCTCTTTCAACAGTTTCAGTCTTATAACCCATAAAATCATATTCTTTATCCATCACTGTCTACCTCCTCTTCATCATCATCTGGTGGAAACGCTAAATGCATTATACCATATACTACAGTTATAGATAACAAAGTAAAGACAATAAAGTCTACTGCAAACTCTTGTACTGGATTCATTATTTGCTCCTTTTATTAAACTCGTAGTAGATAGTGTCTTGATACCATTCCCTGTGTCGTCTTTGAGATATTGTTTCATCTTCATAGTTTTCATGGTTGTCACAAGATTTATTAATAATTTTCCAGGCTTCTTTAATTTCACTGTCTGTCATATTTCTAATTTCTTTTGCAGTCATTTATGCCTCCCCAACTGTAGTCTCTCCACCCATTGTAGATGACATCTTATCTATATATTTAGAAAGTTTAAGAGATTCTTCTAACTCATCTGGAGTCATCTCAAGTATTGTAGCCGCAATAGTCTGTGCATTAGTAAGATTCTGACGGATATTCTCTGGCTCATCACCTACTAATAGGTCAACATGCTCAAGCCTTACATACATCTTGGCCATCATTGACCCTAAATCAAATAGTATTGCCATTAAGAATACTCTTTCTTTATTTGTTATTTTCACTGTTATGCTCCTATTAGTTATTATTGTTTATAAATTTTGATTAATAAATCTTTTTACAATGACGACATTGCATACCTGCTGAAGTATAACCAGCTGATACTATGTCTTTTATCTTAGGACAATAAACCATAGGATACCTAATGTCATCACCATCTGTCTCAATATCTCTATGACCATCAGATGGAGGTTGAGGAAAGCCAAGCAATGTATGTTTCGCACCTTTAGACATAGTTATTACTCCTTATTAGTTATTGACCAAGTTAATGGTAATTGTATTGTATTATAAGTGTAAAGTGGCTACTAATATCATCATAGCTGGTGCTACCAATCCATTGCGGCAGTGCAAAAGCTAAATACTTTCACCACTTATTATTATAAAAGTAAAAGAAAAAAAATTAATAAGAACCAAGAGAGGAGGGGGCCATCTTGGCTTCACCCGACTGGCCCCACTCTCTCAAGGAATTAGAATCCCTCTTCTGCTGCTAAATCATCCATAGCTTGGTCAAGGTCAGAATTCTCAAGGTTACCCACTGTCTTGGAATCTGCTAGGTACCTGAAACCGGAACCAGTATGTTGCACGAGGTGAAATTCTGTGCCGTCGTGGTTAATGGTGTCATCACTGACTTGGGCTTCGATAGGTACTATCTTCTTACCATCATCGGTATTTACTGGTACTGTTACTTGTATCTTTTTCATTTCGATACTCCTTTTTAGGGTTATGGTTAACTAAAAATCGGATTTTCATAATCCGCCAGAAAGGTTTACGAGCTAAATATGTATCCATTTCAAAATCCTACAATTTTTCTCTAAAAAGAACTTGGTCAAATAAACCTTTTGTATAGCTTGACATATAGTCTAAATTCAAGGGTGGTAGGGTTAGGGATTTTAAATAATAATGTGTACGGTATATGGCGAAAGAATTAAAAGAATTATCTAAGCTCCCTTTTGAGCATCAAAATAAGATACTTGAAGCGTTGTGTAAGAACTACCAGCCTATAGAGATAGATGATAAAGTATTCTTAATCCCAGAGGAAGTAAACGAGTTAATAGATAACCTCGTAATGCAGTTAAACGATTTATATATATTGCGAGAGCAAGACAGAGTTGGAAAAGAGAACAATTAAAAATATAGCTCACTATGTTTATGATGACATAGATGAGTTTAGAGAGCATCATCCAAACACAGTAGTCCATCCAGACTGGAAGATTGCTAATCAAGATGATTGGGTATATAGTGATGATGGAAGGATTGTTCAGCTATTGAAAGTAGCTAAGCAAGTTAACCATCCTAATGACAGGAAAAATTATAAGTTTGCTAAAGGTTGGGTAAGGACTGTAGTAGGTAGTTTCATTAACCGCCCTAATACTAAGATGGATACTGACTTTAGTGAGCATAGTAATAGGTACACGTTCAGTAAGACTATAAAAAATGCAAGCCAGAGAGTTAAGGAAAGGACTAAGATTACTAACAAAGAAAAACATTTTGCTACTAATGTAGTAGTAGGTATGGGGGCAGTAGAAGCATATAAGAATGTATATAAAGAACTCTCAGACCAAAAAGCAAGGAAGAAAGCAACAATACTATTAAAACAGGAACGAGTTATGAAAGAAATAGAAAAGTCTGTATTAGATGTAGCTAAAGAAATGGGTGTTGACCATAAGTATGTGTTAAATAAGTTAAAGAACCTTGCTGACTACAGTGAAGATGATAATATTGTTTTGCAGTCAGCGAAAGAATTAGGTAAGATTGTAGGCACATCAGGGAATGTAGTTAAACAGAGAGAGACTGGCCTTCTAGGAGTTTTTCAGGGTTTTTCACAAGAAGAGCTAGAAGGAGCTTCAAGGTCTAAACAATTAACCGAGGTAAAGAATGGCGAAAAAGAAGAGAGAGCAGAAATCAAACAAGAGACAAGTAGCTGATTTTAGGCAAGATGATGATGGGAATGTAATAGGATGTCCAAGATGCGGTGCAAGGTCTTTAAGAAAAGATGGATTTTCATATTTTAAAGAGAGTAAAAAACAGCAGTGGCGTTGCACTGCTTGTTATAGAAAAACACTAAAACCTAAAATACTAACACCTGCTCCATTTAAAGTAGATGCTAATTTAGTGGAGTCAATGCCAATAGAAGATATTATTGAGCACAGGAAAAAACAGTATGACCATAAAGTAGGAGCTAGAGACAGTAGGAGACTCATTAATATTCATATTAATATTGATGGCCCTATAGGAATTGCACATTTTGGAGACCCTCATGTTGATGATGATGGAACAGATTTATCACAAATTATTTATTACATGGATATTATCAATGGGACAGAAGGTATGTTTGCTGGCAACTTGGGAGATATTCAGAATAACTGGGTTGGCAGGCTTGCTTCTCTATATGGCCAGCAGTCGACTTCTTCAAAAGAAGCATGGAGATTAACTGAATACTTTATTAATAAGTTAAATTGGTTATATCTTGTTGCTGGGAACCACGATGTATGGAGTGGTGATGGAGACCCATTAGAATTTATTATGAGAGACCATAAAGGAATTTATCAGAGATGGGGAGCTAGGATGAACCTTATATTTCCTAATGGTAAAGAGATTAGGCTTAATGCAAGGCATACATTCAAGGGAAGTTCAATATGGAATACTGCTCACGGAGTAGCTAGAGCAGCCCAGACAGGATGGAATGACCATATACTTACTTGTGGGCATACTCATATTAGTGGGTATCAAGTTATAAAGAATCCTTCAAGTGGTCTTATAAGCCATGCTTTGCAAGTAGCGTCTTTCAAGATAATAGATAATTATGCAGATAAATTAGGATTAGATGATAAGAATATATTTAACTGCCCAGTAACGATAATAGACCCTAATTATAAAGACCATGATAATAGATTAGTCACTACAATTTTCAACCCTCAGATGGCTTCAGAATATCTAACATATCTTAGAACTAAATAGCGTAAATTAAAAAATGGCAAAATTAGATAAATTCGTATATAATGCTAAGTTAGTCAGAGTTGTTGATGGTGATACTTGTGATGCAATGATAGACTTAGGCTTTGATACATGGGTAAAAAAGCGTATAAGGTTTATGGGTGTGGATACTTGGGAAAGTAGGACAAGAGATTTAGAAGAAAAGAAGAAAGGATTAGAGGCTAAAGCTTATACGAAGAAAATGTTGGAAAGTTCCGATGAAGGCAACTTTACTTTAAAGTCTCATGGGACTGGGAAATACGGCAGGGTACTAGGAGAGATATTCTTAAATGTTGAAGGAGAGAGTAATAGCCTTAATGAGCTATTGAAGATAGAAGGCCATGCATATGAATATCATGGTGAGAAGAAGAAAAAATTTAATGTTACATAGTGAATATTAATTCTCAAGATGTATCAAAAGCTGAAGAAGCCCTCCAGTTAGCCCACAAAGACCTCATATCATTTGGAAAGTTATTCTTACCAGATGACTTCATGCGCAGTGAAACCCCTTTCTTTCATTTTGAAATGTCTGATGCTATAGACGATAGAAATGTAAAGCAACTTGCAATCATTATACCTCGTGGACATGGCAAGACTGTATTGACAAAAGCGTCTATAATAAAAGACTTCGTATTCTGTAAAGACAAAAGCAATTTTTTATTTTATGCTTGGGTTTCTGCTACGCAAAAGCTTAGTGTTGGCAACATGGATTACATAAAGCACCACTTAGAGAACAATGACAGGATAAAATATTACTTCGGTAATCTGAAGGGCAGAAAATGGACAGAAGAAGATAATGAGTTATCAAACGGATGCAAGCTCATTTCCAAGAGTAATGTCGCTGGGATTCGTGGAGGGGCAAAACTCCATAAGAGATACGACCTCATCGTACTTGATGATTTTGAACATGAAGCCAATACCATCACACCAGAAGCGAGAGATAAGAACGCAAATCTGGTTACCGCTGTGGTATATCCTGCTCTTGAGCCCCACACTGGTAGGCTTCGTGTTAATGGTACTCCTGTCCATTATGATTCTTTTATTAATAATCTTCTTACTAATCATGCAAAAGCTAAAGAAGATAAAAGAGAATTTGCTTGGAGAGTAATTACATATAAAGCTATTACAGATGAGGGAGCCCCTCTTTGGGAATCATTTTTTAATAAGAAAAAGCTTGAAGAAAAGAAGAAGTTTTATTCTGATTCAGGGCAACCGCAGAAATTCTATCAAGAATATATGATGGAAGTAATGAGTGAAGAAGATGCAGTCTGGACAAGAAAACATATCATATACTGGGATGGTTACTTTAAAAATGAAGGTGATATGAATTATTTAATAATTAACAATGATGAAATACCAGTAAATGTGTTTATAGGCTGTGACCCTGCTACAGATATTGATACTAAACATTCTGACTTTAGTGTTATAATGGTAGTCGCTGTAGATTCAAATAATAATGCATATGTTTTAGAATACGAAAGACATAGAAGCATACCTACTATTGGAAGTAAAGACCCTTCAACGGGAGATATAGTAGGAAAAAAAGGAGTAGTGGATTATATAATAGAACTCCATGAGAAATATAACTGCACTTCATCAACTGTAGAAGATGTAGCAATGAATAGAAGTATCTTCCAAGCATTAAATGAAGAAAGAAGACTTAAAAATAAGTACCATATTTCAGTTATTCCAGAGAAACCCGGTGGTCAACAAAAGAGAAATCGTATATATAGTGGACTTTCGGCCCGCTTTAGCATGGGAACGGTACATATTCGTAAAAATATGTTTGATTTAATCAACGAAATTGTTACTTTTGGCCCCAAAATGAGTCACGATGACACAATAGAGAGCCTGTATTACGCACTAGTTCACGCTTTTCCGCCAAATTTCAGCAAAAATAAAGAAAAAAAGTGGTTTAAAACTATAAAAAAAGCAAAAAGTTGGGTAGTAGCATAATGGCAGGTAAAAGTACACATAGAATTGAGAATCCTAAAAGCATGGGCAAATCATCGCTCGAAACAAGGGCTAAGGTTGGTTCTACTGAAGTAGATGTTGGTGGGCCTAAACATTCTTATTGGCAGTCATTTATGCCTAAAGTCAAGTCATTTGTGCCAAGAAAACTTAATGTACTTTATTCTCAGAGGAAGAAATAATGCCTAGATTCGGTAGACGCTCGAAAGAAAGATTAAAAGGAGTTAATGTTAAGTTGGTAAATGTCCTTAATGAACTTATAAAGATTATGGATGTTACCATTATTGAAGGACTTCGGAGTAAAGAAAGGCAAGCTGAACTCCTTGAAAAAGGAGCAACGAAGGTTAAATATTCAAGGCATATGGAAGGCAAAGCTGTTGACTTAGCCCCTTATCCTATAGATTGGAACGACAGAGAACGGTTTCATTATATGGGAGGTATGGTGCGTGGTATAGGGAAACAAATGAATGTTAATATCCGCTGGGGTGGCGACTGGGACTCTGATGGAGAGATATCAGATAATAAGTTCGATGATTTAGTTCATGTAGAGATTAGAGATTAATGGCTAGACAGTCTAAAAAATTAGTAGATAATGTTGTTGACCTTTTCAAAAAGGCAAATTCAAGCGAAAGACAAAAGTGGCAATCAGACTCTCAAAAGAGTAACGAGTTTTTTTTAGGGGAGCAACTGACTGCTCAGGAAATAGAAGATTTACAGTCTGGAGGGATGCCTGATTTCATCATAAACAGAATAACTCCTGTAATTGAAATGATGAAATTTTTTGCAACTGCTAATAACCCAAGATGGCAGGCAGTCGGGGCTGAAGGAAGTGATTCTGATGTAGCTGCACTCCATGCTGATATAGCTGATTTCTGCTGGTATAATTCAAACGGCAATAGTATTTATTCAAGCGTAATCCAAGATGCCCTAGTAAAGGGTGTTGGATATAT